TTCTTTATAGTGTTCGTTCATTGCTTGTTCAAGGTCCTTGAAGTATTGCTCCATGTATTCCTCTTGCTCCTGATGAAACATCATCTCTAATACCTCATCTTGTGTCATTTGATTTACAGACCCCGTCTGCTCCATCATTGCATCGTTTAGATTACACATGATTACAATACGATTTTCATTAGTGATACCATAATGAATACTCCCACAGCTAATCTAATAACTCCGATGAGGAAATCACCATCATTGTTGATTTTGTCGTTCTGTGCTCTTGTTAAACCATTCTCCATGATTTCGTTTGAGTTCTCTGCCATTTTTTCTTCCATTGTTTTAAGTTGTTTTTCCATGTCTATGTGTTTTTAAATGTTTCTACAAATATAGATAATTCCTTTGATATTGCCAAAAATAAAACAAAAAAAAATCCCCAATTCTCATCGGGGACTTTGTGTGTGAATCAACCTGTAGGTCGTAATACTAAAACGGGAACTTTAGATAATTAGAATAAGATAAACTGAATCCGACCTACAAATATAAATATAGATAATTTCGTTGAGTAAATCAAGTTTTTAATCTACAAAACCAACCATAGTTTCTGGCTCATCTGGTTTGTTTTTTCTAATTGATTGTTGAATCTCCCATCTATTATACTCAAGATACAAATCACCCATTTGTCCTCTTTGAATTGAGTTCATTTCACTCTCGTTTCCTTTGTTCCAATCAGTCGTGAATAGAACATGAAATCTCTCAGGTATGTTGGTTAGGTCTCTCATATATTAAACTTTTCTAAAATTGAAGGGTCAATCAAGTTTTGTGCTTCTTTATCTGTAAAATGAAAATCAAAAATATCCATATCCTTATTCCTATCCATATTCTTATCCATATCCTTATCCTTATCCTTATCCTTATCCTTATCCTTAATAAGGTTCGTGTTTGGTTCGGTCAGGTTTGATTTTGGTTCGGTTAGGTTCGCATTGGGTTCGCTTACTTTATTTTTCTTATTCCATGGCACCGTTCCTTTTGGGGCTCCACCTTTTTTTCCATTCTCAACTGAAGCGTTGTATCGTTTCATATTTGCTTCCATTGATGACTTAATTGAAATCCATAAAGATTTTTCCAATCCACTAAAATCAGGTTCAATTCCATCTAAACCATATTTTACAAATGCCTCTAAAAACATACCTCTTGTATCTTGAGGTAGATGATTGATACTTTCCCAGTAACTCCTTAAAATTATTACACTATCCATCACTCTTTAGATTCTTTTTTTAGTTTATCACTCACAAGTTCTTCAACGACCTTCTTGATTTGAAGACCATTCAACGCACAATACACCTTCAATTTTAAATGTAAGTCCGTACACATCGGTATCATTTTATCTTTTTTCATACCAATAAATATAGTAATAAAGTTGTAAAGAACCAATTACCAACAAAAAAAAGTAAATTATTTGATAATAAAAATGGTTTTTTTTATTATTGTAGATATTTATAGATATGGGGAACAAAAAAATAGAATCCTTCCTGAACCGTAGAATGTTGACCGATAATGGTTGGATATATTTCTGTAGGTTATGTGGGGAGTACAAACACGAGTCACAGTTCTATAACTCAAAGGATACACCATTTGGTAAGACATACAAGTGTAAGGTCCACTACATTAAAGATAAGGAACCAGCGGACCCTGAATACGATTACCTGAAAATGAATCCAATATCAGAAAGGGACTTTGTAGAGACAGAACGAATACTCAAAACATTAGGATATAAGATTGGACCAGACGAATTACCAGTTTGGAGACAATTTGAATTAAAACATAAATTAAAATAAAAAACAAAACATGATTGGAGCAGGAAAAATTGACGACACAACTAACGACCTTGAAAGGTTAAACGACCTATTTGATATGGGATTAAACAACTCAGAGATTTCACGAGTATACAGAACGAATAGTGGAGAATCCCTATCTCGTATTCACATCTCATCAATTCGTAGAGGTGTTAGATGGAATAGAGACAAGAGGTCATTCTTAATGAAACACGAATTGGAAACTAATGATGTGATTGAAACGATAAGTGATGGTAATACAATCAAAACCATTATCTCACCAGTCATCACAGACACCACAATTTACTACATTTATTTGACCTACATTAACTTTATTCCCACGATTGATACCAATACATCATTCATGGTAAATAAACCCAACAGAAGTGATTTAATTGAACATCACATGAAACAAATATTAAAACGATTTTAAGATGAGCGAATACGAAAAAGATTTAATCTATGTAAAACTGATATTGAAGGCAGTTAAGAACCAAGAGGATTTGGACTTTGCACGGACTCTAAAGAGACAATTCATCTCCAAGTATATCATACTCATCTCACCAACAGATAAGTCGTTCCTGAAGGTCCAAAATCAGTTGAATCAAATGGAACAAGACGCAACAACAAAAATCACCTCAGGGTATTTGTTTAAGTAAAATAAATTGATTATATTTTAACTATGGGAATCAACAAAAAAGAATACGAAAAAACAATACCTGTCCTACAGGTAAAACAATTTGAACGGGAACTGAACACATTTATGATGTTCAAAGAGAAATCCAGTAATGTGGATTACCGTAACGGTGGTTACGATACGAAAACTAATCGTTCTTCTTCTTTAACTGTTTGTAAATCAAAATCAGATTCAATGCAACCGCAGTCATCAAAGATATAATGGTTAGGATTTGAATGGTGGACATAACAGTCATTCCAACCGCTCCCATCGTAACTACATTTGCTATACTTGTATCTCTATCCATATTATTCTCCTGAACCTTTCCCTCCATAAAACCAGGGAATATCACAATTAAATAAATCACTTCCATAACCATATCCATAATTGTATCTCCATCTGTTTGATGTTGGTAGAATTACAGAGGTTCTAAATGGACTTCCAAATTGTGGGATTAACTGACCATTATTTGTGACCTGTGTATATTTAGGGTATTTCCAGTTCTCAAATACCAAGTGTCTTCTCATCAAGTTATCCAAGAATTGTGCTCGGTCTCTTGCTTGGTCCTTAAGGTATTGGAACTCTTTTATCCCGATTGGGTTTGATTGTTCTGAACGGAATTGTTGAAGTCCTACGTTCACCAATTTCACGAACATATTATCAAGTATGATGTAATATGAATAGGCAACCAAGGCTGGTTGAATAAAGTTGTCCAACAACTCTTTGTTGTAGGTATTAGCAGATAATGAAATTGAACCATCTTCTACCTGATTCAAAATCTCATTGTAAAAGTTTGTCCCAAGTGTCTCCTGAATATAGATGTTTTGGGCTTGTTGGATACCATAACGCAATTCATCAGAATCCACATTCGGGTCAATTGGACTCTGTGATTTTAACTTCTGTTCGGATATTAAAAGGACATTATAATTCATTATGCTAATAATTGATTTTGGTCAATCTCCAATATGATTTCTTCACCAGGATACATCAATTCCAATAGTGGTTTGATTTCTCTAATTAAGAACTCTTGGAGTGGTTTAATTGTCGTACTCATAAATAGTTTGTGAGCCGTTTCAAGTTGGTCTGCCTGTGAACTAAATCCTGATGGAGTTGGTAATCCCAATAACGATGCGTCAGGGATTTGGTGTCCTGCCAAGATGTTCTCACGAACCAATGCAAAAATCTCTGAGAACATACCTGCTTGAAGATTTGATTGGATTTGGGTAATCTCTGGCTTCTCATTTTCAGGACCTCCCCATGATACGATGATACGACCAGCATTTGATGAACCAACATATCTTTCCTCTAATCTCTTAAGGATATTCTCTTGGTCGTTTTGTGAGTCAGGACCTTGTTCAGGTAAGTGAACCCACAACGATGGACTGGCTCCGTTATAGATGTTGTGTAAATTGTGTTCAGAGATGGCACGAGATAAACGAATATCTAATAGGCTTGATGCATAGTCAGCCGTACCATAGAAGATGTGACCAGGACCATATTGTTTGATGGCTACAACTTGTCTGTCCTCGTACGCTTGTGGGTCAAACTCTTTAAGTTCAACAATCCCTGCCTTTTTCCACATAGCCCAATCATGAGAATAGAACCAAGTGTCCGAATATAGTTCAGCATTCTCAGGTTGTTTTGCTCTCATGTATTTTGATGGGATTACATGGAATCCTGAAATACCTTGTCGTCTGTCTTTTTTCCAAACAATCTCCAAGAACAAATTACCAGTAACGATATACTCAAATAACATCTGTTTCAATACATCGTTGATATATTCTTTGTTGTTGATTTTATAGTCCTTTGTAAATCCTTTACCTGCTGCGTTGTTGACCTTTGCACGAATACATGCGTTGTGAATTGGTGAGTAATCTGTATACCAATACAATCTCTCAACCTCCATGTTATCTAACCCCCATCTTACAAAGGGTTCGTTCTTATACATTTTTTCTACCCAACGGTCCACATTATCCACCGCAAAGTTCATCTGTTCAATTTTCATATTTCTTAATCGTTATTAGGATTATACACAATATAAGTATTTGATGTTCCTGTCCAAACGGTAGGGTCATAACCATTAACCCCGACAACATTAACCAGTGTCTCATATACCACATCGTATGCATATTGAGGATTCGTATTACCTGACATGGATGCGGGTTGCTCATAGACCTTAAGGTCATACTCACCTGGTATCAAATGGACATTTGTTTGTCCACATGAGGTTGCTCCCGTTAATACTTGAGGAATTGAATCATCAATGTTTATACAAAATAAGTCATAAGGTGGATTAAATGAAGAGGTTGCAGGTACTAAATAAGGTATGAATCTGTATTTCTGTTGGGATAACTTATGTTGCATGGACCAAAGGTATACGACAGGACCAGTCAACCACTTGTTTCTTGAACAGATGGCTGCCGCTTCGTTATTCTGACCTTGATTTAGATATATCATATTATTTTATCTTAAAAGTTTCTTCCTAATGTAGTATTAAATGTTGATACAATAGAATCCAAATTAGATATTTGGGTATCTGTCAATCCTTGACCATAGGACAGGAATGCGTATCTATTATTTTCAGGGAAGTTAGCACCGTTAATTGTTCCAATATACATACTATTTGATGATTGAGTTGTTCCCGCACCAACACTACCAATAAAACTCCAAGAACCTCCAGTTAATTTACGATAAAACTTCGCTAGAGTGCTACTCGTTCTACTAATTGCTTGTGAAAATCCATCAGGAGATGTTACATTTCCTCCATTTGATAGAGCATTTCCACCATCAAACCATTCTAATCCTGCTGCGATTCCCATAATAGTATAAGGTGAGGCCACACCAGCATAAGCATTTGACAAACTACCACTTTGATTTAAGTATCTATAATAGTGGTGAGAATCATTCCTATTACCTCCAGTTCCATACGGATTCCAATATGTATCACCATAGTTAGATGATGATTGAGTAGTAGGAGTTGCCCCACTCGCATCAAAAGTCCAAGAACCATTAAATGATATTCTATAGGCTCCATTTGTATCTTGTGGGTCTTTGATGTTAAACTTCGTTCCTCCATTATTACCACCCAAGAATGGATATGCTGCGTCAATTAAACTCCATAATCCCGCTGATTTAAGACTGGTAACTAAAGTATCGGTAGCTGCTGATACTGTTGAAGTAATACCTGTTGCTCCTGCCGTTAGTATCGCTGCCAAGTAAGCTGCCGCATCAGCATCAAATGGTGGTGCTGGTGAAGATGTAGGCGTATTCGTTACAGTAGCCGTAGGAGTAGGTGTAGGACAAGACGCAGGGTAATTGATATAACCTCCGTTGTATTGTAAGAATCCGTTTGGTGGGAAGAATAAACTACCATCAACAAGTGAGTTGGTATCCAATATAATTGAACTGATAAGAGTTCCACCATTAAATAATGTGTTTCCTGTTGAGTATCCTAAAGTCCAATTACCATCACCCCCTATAATATCTGATGACCAATATAACGAAGTATAATCACTACCAGAATTGATTGAGAACGCCACATAGTCATTACCATCAGGGTTAGTTCCATAGTTCATTATGTTATCATCAAAGTTATACCATGCGGTCTCAAATGTTCCACCAGTATAAATGGTAGCTCTATTGTATAATCCGTATAGATAACTTGGTGATGACGCACTTAAGATAAGTTGTTGAGGACATAATGAGTTCGGTGTAGCGGTTGGGCTTGGTGTATTTGTGACAGTAGGTGTATTGGTTGTTGTAACCGATGGTGTTGGTGTTGAAGTATTAGTTTGAG